ATAAAATACATCATCTCCAATCAAACCTGATTCTCGTAATCTTTTTTCCCATTTATCATAAAAATTATCTAAGAGTTGCATAGCTTGATTTTGAAAATCACTATCAGATTTTACCTTATTCATTCTTTGTTCATTTACATTTTTAGCCCAATCAGAAAAACTAACATCTTTAGCTTTTACTTGCTTACCCATGCGTGTCATTTTATTCATGCCATCAGTAACATTATAAGTAAGAAAACGAGTAAGATTCTTTTCACCATCTTTAGCCCATAAGTCTTGTAACTTCATATAAACATCAGCTACTTCTCCTTTATATGGAAACTGTCTCATATAAACAGACTGACCTAAACTAACACCTTCTTTATTTAAATTAGTTATAAATCCACCATCTTGAGCTAAATCTAAACCAAACATCTTTACTTTATTTGGAGCATTACTATTTACCAATGTTTTAAGAGGGGTAAACACAAGACGATTAAATGGTGATTTTGTCCAAACATTTTCATCTTGTTTAATAGGAACAAGACCATCATCTATATCTTCCATATAACGCAAATCATTTTCTAATTTTAATTCAAAATATTGATCGTCAGTTAAAGATAAATCTTGTTCTACTTTTTGTTTTGCATTTAATATAGCTTGTTCTTGCTCAGAAAATAATTTAAATGCTTCTTTATTTTTTTTATCTAATTTTGTTTTAATTGTTTTATAAGTTTTTACATCTTGTTTTAAAGTAGAACCTTTAAAATCAAAATCAGTATTAGCTAAATCTTTTTCAATTTTTGCAATTTGAAATACACCATTGCTATCTTTCCAATTTGATAATCGAACACCAAATGCTCTATACTTAACAACAATATCTTGAAATTGTTTTAATAATTTACGTTCTGTAATATTTAAACCATCAAGTTCTTTATGTAATTTTTTTAACTTTGGGTCTTTTAATGCAGGACTTTCTACAAAGTCTCTTATTTTTTCTACTTCTACATTTTTTGTTTCAAGCATATTTTGTTTTTGTGTTCTTTGTTTATCAATTCTATTTAATTGTTTTGTTAAGTTTTCTGTTGATAACTTACCAAATTGTCTTTGAGTTCTAGGAACACGTTGATTAAATTCTTCTCTTGTTAATGTTGTTTTTTCTATAGCAAAGTTTTTAGCATCTCGTTCTAATTGTCTTTTAGCTGTTTCTATTTTTACACGTTCTTTAGGTGTGTACTTTAAAAAAGAAGCAGCACCACCAAGAACAAAACCAGAAGCTAGACCTAATCCAATATTTGCAGGAACTTCGTACTTTTGATTTGTAGGATCAAAGGGCGCTCTCATAGCTTCTTGACCTGCTGTAATTGCACCAACACCTAATCCTACTCGTGTAGCAGAGCGTAGAAAACCAATGCTAGGTCCACCAAAGGGTAAAGCAACTAAATTAATAGGATCAAATATACCTGCTACAATTTGTTTAGTTATAGATGCACGACCAAGTATTTCACGAGCTTCATTAGATGTATCTATTTGATTTTTTAATTTAGCAAAATGTTCTGGATTAGCAGAGTTTTCAATAAGAAATCTTTTATGTTCTTCATAACCTGTAAAATCTTCATCAAAAGGATTGTAATCTTCATCACGATAAATTGTACCACCCTGATTATATTCTAAGTAATTATGAAGAGTATAAGTCAATGGTGCATATTGATGTTTTATTTGAGCATTAAATGTTTCAAATAATGTTGGGTCATCAGGAGGTATTAAATCATCTGGAACAGGAAGATAGTTTGTTTGTGCAAATATACTTGTAGCCATATTACTTACCTGATAATAAATCTCTTACTGCTTGAATAGGATTAGAATGATATTCTTTTGTTCTTATATTTTGCTCAGAACCTTTCATTTTTTTAGTTCTTTCAAAAATTTGTTGTTGTTGTGTTTTTTGTTGTTTTGATAATGGTATAACTTCTTGTGAAATAGGAGATGGAGATAATTTATTTATATCTTCTATTCTAGTAGAAGTGCTTAATGTATCTGAAACAAATGCTTTACTTGTTTCTGGAGCATCTGCTCGTGCTTGTGATAGTGTTTTTCTAGGTATTATTGGTTTATTATCTTTTTCTAAAACACTTACTGTAAATTCATCTCTTGACCAAGCTAAAGGTTCAAATACTTGAGATGTAGGTGCAATATCTTGTATATCTCTTCCTGCATCTATTGCTCCTTGATTTGGATTCCAATAAATAGGATTTAAAGCAGCATCAACAGCAATATATTGAGGTGTTAAACCAATAGGAGCATAAACAAATAAAAATGCTTGTTCTTCTGTTTCATTTTCTGGTGTGTTAAATGTATATTTTTTACCATCAACGCTATCTAATGCTTGATTTAATTCTTTTTCCATTATTTCTTCTGCTTCAAGTAATAAATTATTTGGTAATGTTGAAAGAGAACCATTTATTTTTTCACCTTTTCTAAATTTTCCTCCAACTCCAATTTCAAATTTATGAGGATTATGGTAATGTCGATTATACATTCCTAAAACTGCTTTTTTCAATTGTGGTTTAGAAATATTTACACCTTTATCATCTTCTTCAAATTTTGTTAAATAATTAACCATAGGAACATAACGATTTATTTCTGCTTGTGATATTGGTATTCCTTTAAATACATTATTTCTTAAAAAATCATTAACAGTAGGGTCTTTATCATTTAATCTAAATCTATTATTAAAAGCATTTTCTATATCAAAATCTGTTCTATTTAAATTTTGTATAATTGAGCGAATTTGTTCTTCATTACCAGCAGCACCTTTTTCTTGTATTATAAATAAAGTTGCTTGAAGTTTATCTTTTAATTCTTGGTTTGCTTCTTTACCATCAATTAAAACAACATTAGAATTTACACCAAATAAATTATCAATTTGAGCAGCTTTTCCATCTATTATTTTTGGTGATGATACAATTTCTAATAATGAATTTACAACATTTCTAGCAGCATCATCTGATAAAGAACCATTAAGTAAATTATTTATTTCACTTCGAGCTTGAGCGTTAAAAGTATTAAATTTATTTAAATCATTTAAATGATTAGCAACATTTCTTGTATCTTGTAAACTTCCAGAATCATTTAATACTTCTGGATTATCTTGGATAACTTCTTGAGCTTCTACTGAATTATTATTTGTAGAAGCAGCATCTTTAGCCCGTTGATATTCTATTCCTTTAGCAGTTGTAGAATTTGCTTTACCAAAAGATACTTCAAAATTATTTTTTAAGCTTGCACTATTATTACTTGCTACAAAACCGTCTAATATTAATTCAATTTCTTGTTCAAATTCAGGAGCTACTTTTATAAACTCTTGTGCGCTTTTTCTACCTGTTAAAAATCCTTCATAAGCAATTTTTTGTTGTGGATTTAACGTACCTTCTAAACTTAATCGACTATTTAAAGCTGTTGCAAGAGCAACTTTTCCCTCTTGAATAAGTGCTTGAGAAGTTAAATCATCTGGATTAAGTTTTGCTTGATTGTCTGCAAGTGTAAATAAATTAAGTATTTGTTCTAATGGAGCAATTTCTCCATTTTTTGTAAATGATGCTTGTATAATTGCATCATTATGTATTTTACGAACTTCATTTTGATTTCTTTGTGATTGATTATTAAACTCAGTTATTGCTCTTTGTTCTCTAAGAATAAGCTCATTGTCTTGTATTGATCTTGTTGCTGCATTTTCTATAAAAGAACGATACTCTCCTTGAGCATTACCCAGATCATTAATATAAGTTTCTGCAAAATTCTGTGTTGCTTTTACAAATTCATCTGCACCGTTAGGCATTGTTTTATATTTACGTTTTAATATACCCACACGATATTTAATATCTTGTTCAATAGCATTTGCATGATTTTGTTTAACAAGTGCAGTATATCGTTCTCTTTGATTTGCACCCATACCTGCTAAATTTTTTAAACTTAATAACTCAGGCGCACCTGTTTCATCATCTATTGCTGTAAGTTGCGATATTGTATATTCACCAACCATTTTGTCGGTTTGTTTTTGCATATCTTTTTCTACTTCACGCAGAAGTATTTGATTGCCTTTATCAACAGCATTAAGAATAGCTTGTGTTTTTTGTGTCTGTAAGTTTTCAAATCTTACTAAACCAATATTTTGATTTCTAAACTGTGTTTGTTGTTTAATAATACGAGCCATCTAATTTCTCATGAAGTATATTTTATTTGTGATAATTGATAAATGCCAGAACCAAGCATAGAAGCTGTTTGTATTCTTGCTGTTTGTTGTGCTATACGACCTCTTTGTATTTCCTGTTGTCCTCTCATTAAAGATTGAGCGCCAGTAATCATAGCTTGAGTTGTTCCTCTATCTATATCTCTATAAGCTATATCAGCTTCTGCTTTTCTAAATGCGTCTATAGATTGATCGGCACGATTAGCATAAGCAAACATAGCATTATTTACTTCCATTGCTTTATCAAGATCTTCAAGACGAGCATTAACAAATTGTCTTGCTTGCAATTTATTATTTTCATTTTCAATAAGAGCTTGCTTTGCATTCATTTGAGCAGCTTGTTGTGCTGCTTTACCTTGATCTTTAGCAGCTTTAATTTGTGATGCTGTTCCTACAATTGATCCTATTATTGCTGCTTCTGGTGTACACATTAAAAAGTTACCTCCGCTACTAAACCATTAATTTGCAAAGAAAGAGGTGCAGATTGACTAACTGTTACCTGTGGGTCTTTAGAATAACCAAGCAATCGAAATTCTTTCTTACCTGTAAAATTAGAACGACCAATACTAAAATCATCTGTTGTTTGTCGTATAATTAAACTATTATTATTCACTGATATTGCACCAGTATCACTCATATCAACAATAACTTTATTTACAGATCGTGGCTCACCTGTAAGTGGTCCTGATTGTAAAGCTATATCAAGAGGATTAATTTTTAAATTAACAGGAAATGTATATCCTATTTCTACTTTTCTATTAATAGGTACAGCTTCTCTTGAACTTGTATCTATCTTACTGCTTGCCATAGTAAACTGACCAACATAATCTGTTTCTGTTATTACATCTAAGACTGCACCATTAACCCAATCTGATGATACACCGGCTATTGTACTGGTTGCACTTGTTACATAATCACGACTTAAATCTAAATTCTTTGTTGAATCAAATTGCATTATATATAACTTCTTTGTACCTGCACCAGTATCAAACCAAGCTGTTACATATACATTGGTATCAATAACACAAATAGATTCAAACACACCATTTGTTGTAAACTCAGTCCACCCTGCTTTACCCTCTGCTCTGTTTGCATTAAATACTGCTATTGTTCCATCGCTATTAATAGCAAAGAGATATGCTTCTGGTCGTGTTGTTGATCCTTGAAGCACAGCCATTTGATGTGGTGATTTAATTAAATGAGATGATACTGTTGATATACTTTGAGAAGCATAAGCATTTTGAGAATCATTATATAAATATTCTGCTACTGCTGAACCTGATGCTTGAGCATATAATGTTGAACCATCAAACACAAAAGGTTTAGCAAACGAAGCACCAAATGGTGTTTGTCTTTTTATCTGTGCATTCGTAGGAGTAATAGGTGAGTTTTGAAAAGCAGGTACATAAAACTCTGATGTAGATGTAAACACTTGTAGATCACGATTAGAAACAATATGTCGTATTGTATTAATCTCACCTATACTTGCAAGCAATTCTATAGAATCATTATCAGCAGCAGTACCTAAATCAAAGTTAAAAAACTCATTTGACTTACTACCCCATAATGTATCTGGCTGTGATGTTGATCCACCAAACCATAATCGTCCTTCATGGAAAGCAACAGCAGCAGGATAACCACGAACTAAAGAATAGGACTGTTCACTAAAATCTGTTGTTGGTGCATGAGTTGTTATAACAGGCGCACCTCCACCATCAATAGATGCGTTTGCTGTACCACTTGCAGCAGAAATTCTATATCTATTTTCATCAACAACAGATGTAACTGTACGTGTACCATTAATATTACCTGCTGATAATCCTGCAACAGTTGCAGCTTCTGTTATAGCTATTGAATCTCCTGTACTTAATCCATGAGCTACATGAGTTATTTCTATAGATGCAGAACCATCTATTGTTCTAAGTGCATTTATATCTAATTGTTGTTTTAAATTACCTTGTACTGTTCCTGTAACAACAGTAGCACTTGTAAATCCAGTAATAAGTATTTCACTATTATGATAACGTAATGTTACACCTACATGATTTGATTCAAAGTAACTTGCACTTGCTGTTACTGTAACACCACTTCCTGTTGAAGCACTTGGGTCTATTGTTAATCCTGTAGTATGAAACTTACTGTAAGGCTGATGAATAAGAGTGCTATCTGCGTTTGTATCAAAATCAAATGTTTGTAATTCAAAAGATGTCAGTCCTGTTCTTACAAGTTTTTTAATTGGAAATGATTGATGAGCAAGAAACATTGTATCACCAGATTGAGCATAAGATATTTCATGTATCTTTTCATCTGAGAATGGTACAGCAGCACTATCTGTATCCTGTGTAATGGTTGCAACCAATGATACAACATTTGCTGTGCTTACTTGAAAGCATCGTATCTTTGCATTTTCTAAAGATATTATATATCGCTCGTCATCTGAGAAAATAAAAGGAACAAGTCTTGCTTGTTGTGTTCTATTTCTAGCCTGACTTGTAACAGCTAATCGTGTTCCATCTGAACTTGTTGCTGTTAAAAAACCTGTTGGATTGGGTGACGTTTCTGTAACTGTAATAACATTTGAAGCAGGATTAGCTACTGTAAAACTTGCATGAGCATTAATAGCTGCTTGAATATTATCTGCTGTAGTATCATTATTTGTATTTGGTCTAAAGCCTTGAGAATCAGAAGGTGATGAAGAACCTGCTGTTTCTGCTGTAAAAACAACCTCTACTCCTGCTGATGTTGTTAATGTAATAAATGCACCTACAGCTATATTAGCATAATCTGTTACTGTAATTGTACAGGCTGTATTGTTTTGCGTAATGTCATAGGTATAAATATGTTTTGTACCTGATCGTTTTACAACACCACCTTCTGCTCGTAGAAAAAAATTCTGCAATCGTTGAGCAGAATTTCTATAAATCTCTGTATCTGTTCTAGAAACAAGTGCAGGACTTACTTCACCATATTGAAAATTTTGAATAGGAATTTTTGCTTTTTGCATTAACTCCTCCTATTCGTAATGAATCTCGATGTTACAAGTTTGCGTGTTGTTTGCTGTTGCGAATCTATACTTCGTGCTTTAGCCATAAGTGCTGTCGCTTGCTGTTGCATTAAATTACCCAGACTTGCATCTCTAGCTAAAGAAAAAGATAAAGGAACTGCCAGTGCATATTCTACAGCAAGAGAAAAATAAGAAGCCCAATCAACTTCACTTGCTCTGAATGTATAATCTACAACAACAGAATCAGCTTCATTTGTATCTGCGTAAATCATATTACCATAGATTTGATAATCAATTAAAGCATCATTAACTGTTACAGCATGAACCATTAATGTATCTTCTGGTAATTGATAAGCTTTATCATAACGACCTGTCGGTGCATCACTTAATAAATTTAATACAGCTTGATTTGTAGCAAATCTCCAACGAGCATTAACTAATGCTGTTCGTGCTATATCTTCATAAAGGTTAGAAGTAATAAGTGATTCAGTTGTGCCATCACCAAAGGATGTAATAGGTTCAGCACCAATTAAAATTAATGCTCTGCTTGCAATATCGACTGCACTATTTGCAGGTGTGCTTGTTACCATAATAATAAAATGGGGGGTGTTACCCCCCCATTCTCCCTAGTCACCATCTGTTTCTGCGATAGCAGTACCATCCGATACGTCTACAACAGAACCAGTATTTGACAATACACTTACAAAACTTGTTGTAGGTACATTAGTATCTGAAACAATAATAACATCACGTACTGCAAGCATATTTGCTGCGTCATTAAAGTACCCTGCAGTATTTACAGTAGCAATAGCATCTGTTGTCGAATACCACCACAGATTACCACCTGATGCGCCTGCAAGACGAGTTAAACCAGAAGCTGCATAAGCCATATCTATACCTCCTATGAGTTATTATCTAAGAGTTCATAGATACCATTGTCATCAATGACAGCAGCACCCATAGACATCGAAGAGGTTGCAAGGTGAGATACTTTCTCAGCAACATAGTTAAGTTCTGTAGAAACATCTGCATTAATGCCAAGACCAACAGCAGAGCTATGATACACCATACTCTTACCTGCTGCTACAGCAGACGTAGAAAAGATATTGAAACCTAAGAATTGTTTCATTGTCATTCCACCTGCGTAGGGTAGGTTTTGATCTCCGACAAAATCACTTGATGCAAATTCAGTAATGAGAAATAAATCTGCAAAACCTTTAGGGTGCATAGCAATATATCGCTGTCCATCCTCAGGTATATTTGCAGCACCCATTGTTTCAAAGGCAGAAAGTAAATCTGCTTTTTCAACAGCTGAACTGGTATCATGTAATTGAGTTGAATTAGCACCTGCATCCATAGCTGTAATAAGAATTTCATCTGTCTTACGACCAAGAGCAGCAGCTGCCGATTTAGCTACAGCTTGTCTTTCATCTATGTTTGTCTTGAGTTCATCTAACTTATCAATGTACTCAGCAGCATAGAAGTCTGACATTGTAGCTTCTACTGTGGTATGTGCTAACTCCATTGGAGTAATCATACCGTTTCTAGACTTTGTTGAAGCAGAACCAGAACC